GGAGTATAAGTATTACATATAACCCTATGACTCGCGATCAGTTTGAACCAATTTACAATTTTTTGCTTGAAAAAAGAGGACGACTTAAACCATTTTTTGTTGCTTTACCACAACATGTTACAACAAGAACTACAACAAGTGGAACAATTTCAGTTCAAGGAAGTATAACTGCAGGAGATTCAAATTTTTTAATAGATGGAATGGGAAGTGTCACTGGTGGATTACGTCCTGGTGATATGTTCAATTTCTCAGATGCTGGAAATTCCAATCATCATAAAATTTATAAAGTAGTAAGAGTTGCAACTTCAACAGATAAGTTAGCTTCAGATAGTGCATTAAATTCTACAGATGAGAGAAGACTATATGTTGTACCACCAGTTGAAAAAGATGTAACAGATAACTCAACACTTACTTACGCAAGTCCACTTTTTCGTGTAGTACAAAAAGCAGATGTTCAAGAATATTCACTTGGAACAAATAACTTGTACACTTTTAGCCTTAACTTAGAGGAGGCCCAAGCCTAATGACTAAACGCGCAGTACCAATAGATATTGAAGAACTACTTGTTAGCAATGCTGACTTTGAGTATGCTCACCTTATAAAGTTTGAAAGACCTTTCAAACCTGACCCAGATACTAAAGATTTTCGTACAAATGCAAATCGTTATGCATATTTTACAGATGCAAGTCGTGATATAAGTTTTAATGATGGCAGTACAGATCATGATGGAGCATCAAATGGTGCACAAGTCTATAGAGCAAATAGAGTAAAATCTATAGGTTCTTACTCAGAAACAACTTCACCAAGAGCAACAAATATGGCTCTTACACTTTCAGGAGATCATCTTGGAACTTCTGTATCTGTAACAGGAGACTTTTCAAGTGGAGCTTTCGCACTAGATACTACTTTTTATAAAGGAGATATAATAGATTTAGTAGAGGAAGGATTTCGTGAAGGAGACAAAATAAAAATAACAAAAAACTCTGGAAATTTTTCTACAGGAGTTAATAATGTAACTTATCTTATTACTGGATTTTCAAATAGTAATAGAACACTAGCTCTTACAACTACAGGAAATGACTCAGACGATACAACAAGCTACCCGACAGATACTAATGCAGAAGTAACAATATCTTTAGAGATAGGAGAATTATCAGCAATTCTTGACGATAAACCAACTCTAAATTTAGCAAATCCAACTTTTCTTAATAGAGAAGTATTTATATACAAAGTTTTTATAAATCCAGAAACAGGAGATATAGTTGGAGACTCTAGTATTGTTATTTTTAAAGGAATTATTGCAGGATGCTCTGTTACAGAAGGAACAAACTCAAGTAATGTAAAATGGAATCTTGCAAGTCATTGGGGAGATTGGGCAGCAGTCGGAGGAAGAATAACAACAGATGATACTCATAGAGCCTTAGATGGAAATGGAAAACCAGATCCTTTAGTTGCTATAAAACCCGAATATGCCTCAGATTTAGGATTCTTACATTCAGAAACAACTCTTAGTGCAATTGCAAACTATAAAACTTATGAAACACGACAAAATGTACAAGTAAAAGATCGAGGAATAGGACTTACACAAAAAACTATAGTTAGAAATGTAACAGAAGAGATAGACAATGAAGTCGACCTTAATATTGGATTACAAGGAAAATATTTACCAGTTGTATATGGAGTAAGACGATTAGGTGGTATACCTGTATTTGCTGACACAGATAATAATGACTCAAAGATAATATTTGTTGCAGATGCTATCTGTGAAGGAGAAATTTTTGGATTGTATAATCTATACGTTGATGGTATTCCTTTAATATGTACAGATCAAAATGACTATGGTGTAAGAAGTGCAGCCGCAGGAACTGATAAAGACAATAGCCAATTACAGTGTTATGGTAGGGGAGATATAGGTAATACTATCGGTGGAGTAGAATCTTCAACAGTTGCTACTTCAAATTCAACTTTTACACAAAATTGGCAAGAAGAAGTAGCCAGAGAAATGGATCCAGGAGCAGCAAATACTTTAAAATCTCAACAATTAGATTCAACACACTATCACTACGCAACTGTAGGTATTTCAAATATTCCTGCTCTTCAAGCTACTGATGCAAGAGGGTTACAACACGGCGAATTTGCGCAAATTGCTCATCCACATTCTATGTCTTTTTCTTTTTTTAAAGGATCAAATACACAACAGGCTTCATCACTTTTAGTTAGTCAAGCACAAGGTAATGGGTTTAAAAGACAAAAAGCTTATTATGACAGTAACCTTCCTTATTGGAGTCCTGATCATAGATTACTTGATACAGCTTATTCTGCAAATGCTTTCGTAATATCAGCAGATCAAACAGAAATACCAGAACTAGAGTATGTTGTACGTGGAAGAGTGATTGAATGTTTTAATTTTGATAATTCATATGTACCTGACCCCGTACTTGGTAGTAGTGATGCACATACAAACTTTAAAGAAGGCGATACTGTAACCGTTCAAAGAAGTGCAAATGGAAGTACGTGGGAAAATACAACTGTAGAAGGAAACTCCTCAGATTCAAGCTTTAGAATATTACACAAATACTTACTAACAAATAATGACGGATCAACCCATTATAGAATACTACTTGATCAAACCCCAGATTTAGATGCAGTTGATGGATTACCTACAAAAACATATTTAAGATTAAAACAAGATGGTGCTACTAACTATTGGCACATGAGAACCTTCAATCATAGAAACTTAGCAGATAAATCTTTTGCACTTTATGGTCAAGCTCCCGCTTCGGTTGCAAAAAATGGAAGTGATGAACTTGTATTTACTTTTGCCTCAGATAAAACCGCATTATTAAAAGCAGGGTATACAGATGAAATTGCCAATAAACCAGGACTTGCAACTTATAGCTTACTTATAAATAACTGCACAAAACTTAGTCATTTATCAGAAAACCAAAATAATAGTTTTGTTGGAACTTGGAGTGGCAATGACTTAACACTAAAAGGATTAAAATATTCAGGCAGTGTTAGTGACTTAACAAATATAACTTCAGTACAGGTATATAAAAACAGAAACTTTTTCATGGGAGGATCTGGAGCACCTTTTGATGGCTTTGATTCAAACTCAGACTTTGCAGGCGCAACAATAACCTTAAAAACTCCAGCAGGAAAAGAATCACGAAAAATTACAAGTTATACAGCAGGTGAAAAAAGAATAGAAATTGAATCTCCTTTTAAACTACTAAGAGAAGATTACTATGATGCAGGACAGATAAAGTTTGATATATCAGGAGTCCAAGGAGATCTTAGAGCTTCTATAAACCCAACACTACAACTACTTGATTATATGCGTGATGTACGCTATGGGAAAGGATTAGATAGAGATAAAGACATTGATTTAGCATCTTTTATATCCTCAGCAAAATTATGCGAAGATAGAGGAACTGTGACATATGGTGTAGCAACGACAGATAACATAGCTGTAGGAGACTACTATAAATTAACAGACGGCAATGGCAGCAGTGGGAATCATTTAGGTTCAGGCAGAATTAAATCAGTAGATACAACAGCAAAAACAGTTACATTCGATAATATATCTGGCAAATTTGTAAGACTATATGGCAATCATATTAATTATGCAGATGATGAGTATATTATTGCAGACACTAAACTGTTTCAAAAATCTGGAGCAGGGTATATAACTACAAAACCAGTCCATGATAGTGGTACTACTGCTGGTTCAACAGCTATTGGTGGAGGTATGATAACTCTTACAAAAGAATCAGGCTCAGGACCTACTAATATTGCTTTGAGTTTAACTTCAGGAAATAGTACTGATCTCATGCCCGAGTATTCTTTGTATGATTCAGATTTTATAAAATACTGGAGATACATGGGCTGGGAGCATCATAGCCAAACTTTTGTAACAAGACACCAAACAAACTTTATTATAGATACTTCTAAATCTATTTTTGAAAATATGAATGTATTTTTAACTCATATGAATGGAATATTATCCTACGAAGCAGGAAAATATGTTTTAGATATCGAAACTGAAGCAACAACTCCTGTTGAAAATAAAACTTTTAATTCTGTTAACTATGACTGGAATGTAAACCCTGAGTATATTGATAATAGTGATATAATTGGATCACTAACTTTAACAGACAATTCTGCAAAAAATGCAAAAAATACAATAAAAGCAAGTATTCCAGATCCTGCTACAGGTTTTTCTTCTAGAAGTGTATCTTTCTTCGACAAAGAGTTTTTAGAAGCTGATAGACGAATAACAAAAAGTGGAAATTTGAGTTATACAGGTATAACAAACTACTATGCTGGCAGAATGAATACAAAGCTAGCATTGGTTAAAAGCAGATTTACTCGAGAGATAAATTTCAAACTAGGAACTAAAGGATTATTATTAAAAGCAGGGCAAGTTATTGCACTCACATATGAGCCCTTTAATTTTTCAAGCAAATTATTTAGAATAAACAATTTAAACTTTAATCCCGATTGTACTGTAAGTGTAAAAGCAACAGAGTACGATGATAGTATTTATGTAATTGATAAAGCCAGAGCCTTAGAACTTAGACAAGAAGCTGCAACACAAGGAGCATTATTATCTGCGCCTTCAGCACCTTCTTCTTTGGCAGCAACTACAAATAAACCAGGAGCAGTTATTTTATCTTGGACAAACCCTACAAATTTTATTGATGCAAGTGATGATATAGAAATATGGGCATCTGACGATAATAACCGTGCAAATGCAGAAAGATTACCTTTAGTAAATAAAGAAGAAGTATACCCGCATTTAATTAATACAGCTGCTACAAAATATTATTGGATACGAATTAGAAGAGTTTCTAAAAGGTTACGAGAGGAAACAATATTACACTCAGCTTATCATCCAACAAGTGCCACAGGGGGCGTACAAGGCAAATCATTAGTTCTTTCACCATTAGTACAATTAAACATAACAAGTATGATTATAAAATTTGATGGAAGTGGAGCTCTTACTCCTTCTGGTACTGCTCAAGATCAATTAGTCGATGTAACACTACAGAATCTATCAGCAACCCCTACAATAGCACTACTAGAATCGAATGGAAACAGTCAAAGTGATGTACAATTTACAACAGGTGCGACAAGTATAAGTGGTACTCAAGCAACAATAGATGCAAGTACATTTAGCTCTACTTCTAGCCCAAAAGTGTGTCGAGTAACTGTTACTGAAGACGGAGTAAACTATATTTCAAATATACCAATCTCAGTTATTTCGGCAGGTGCAGGCGCAGATGGAGCACCAGGACCTGCAGGTGTTCGTGATGGTGGAGTATTTTCTTTTGAAGAATCTGCCACAAGCGGTTTAAGTGCAGCAAATGTAACAAATTGGGTAGGAAGTTTAGATGATTCAAATGCAAATGCAATAGCAGCTCTTGTTATTGCAGCAGCGACTGATAGTACTATAAGACCAAATGATAGAGTAACAATCATAGATGCCTCTGCCCAAAAAACAGGAACAAGAGTATATAATGGTAGCGCTACAACTTCAAATACAGAAGCAGATGCAGCAGACTTCAGTTCTTTAGTAGTTGAATTCTTTGATGGCTCAGTCATTGTAGATGGCACGCTAAGTGCAGATAAAATTACATCAAACACAAACTTTACAAATAATTTGAGTGTATCAAGTGCATTAACACTTGGTGCAACTGGTGGAACAGGTGTATTTAAAACTCCGAATAAGGATAGCTTTAGTGATACAACAGATGGATTTTACTTAGATACATCAGGTAACTTCTATTTAGGAGATGGAACAAACTTTTTAAAATATGCAGCAGGAGGTACAGTAACCGTAGGGGGAACATTAAGTTTAATAGGACCGACAGGACCAGCAGGCTCAAATGGCTCAGACGGCTCAGACGGCTCAGACGGCTCAAATGGAACCCCAGGAGGAACAGGACCAACAGGACCGACAGGAGGAACAGGACCAACGGGAGGAACTGGACCAACAGGCCCAGGAGGACCAACAGGACCAACAGGAGCAACAGGACCAACAGGACCAACAGGCAATGCAGGTTCTAATGCAGTTATGTCTGCAATTCATTACATACCACTAGGAGATAATAATGCTCCAACTGACTCAGAATTTAATGCAGTTGCAGGACGTAATCCAATTAGTGGGGATGTTGCAATCGTTGTTGTTAGCGGAGGCACTCCGAAAGCCTATAGGTATAGCAGTGGTTGGTCACAAGTAACTTCATTTATTAATGGAGACATGGTAGTAAGTGGAAGTATTACTGGCGACCGTATTAATGTTGATACTTTGCAGGTTAAAAACTTTGCTAATGTAAGTACTCAAATCGTTAGTCATTTGTCTTCAGGGGCTAAATTTGCTCTAGGTAGAGATGGTTCAGCATACGTTCAAAGATCGGGAACATATACAGGTAGCAATGCCTCATTTGTACCAGTAACTCTTACAGATATTAGGGATAACGCAGGTTATGTAGCAATTTTTTCAGGAGTACTAGGTAATGTTAATGGGGGTAGAGTTCAATATTCTCTTGATAATTCTAACTGGACTAATGCAAACGGAAATACAAATATTTACTGGAACGCAGGAACTTATAGGGGTTATACTTATGTTTATACTGGGCAAATATCAACGTTGTCCACTTCTCAATCAACAGTATACTGGAGAGTTTATTTTTCTGGTACCTACAATCATACTCAAATGGCTTTAAATGTAATGATGGATAATACACGATAATGAATAAATTTACAATATACAAAACATCTAATGGAGAGATCCTATATAACACAACTACAGACACACCCCAAAATCAAGTTGGCTTACAGTCTGGAGAAAGTATACTAGAAGGTTTATACTCAGCTCATGAATATGTAATAACAGACGGAGCTGCAGTAAAAAGAACAGACAATGTTTTACAAATAGTTCGAGACTTAAGAAGTTCTTTACTTACAGAGTCAGATTGGACTCAATCAGCAGACAGTCCTTTATCAGACAGTAAAAAAGCAGAGTGGGTTACTTACAGACAAACTTTAAGAGACTTACCTGCAAATAATTCAAGCGCATCTTCCGTAGATGATGTAACTTTTCCAACTAAACCGAGTTAAAATATGAAATCAGTAGAAAAAACTCCTTACTACTACTGGGAAGGAGAGTTTAATGATCACTTATGTGATGCAATTATACAAGAAGGAAATACCTTTACAGTAGAACAAGCAACCGTAGATGTAGGCAGAGATATACAAACAAATTTACGAAATGGATTAGTTTCATGGGTTCATGATAATCATTGGATAAATGGATTAGTGGAACAATATGTAAGAAGGGCAAATGAACTAGCAGACTGGAACTTCAGAATTGAAGGAAAAGAAAAAATTCAATTTGGTACTTATCCAAAAGAAGCTTTTTATAGTTGGCATCGAGATTGTGATGTAGAATCTAATTTATATAGAAAACTGTCAGTAACTGTACAATTAACAGATCCTTCTATTTATGAAGGAGGAGATTTTCAAATAAAAGCATTTGATAGTGAAAAAATCTTAACAGAAGAAAAATTAAGAAAAAGAGGTACTATTATAGTATTTCCTTCTATCTTAAAACATCAAGTAACAAAAGTAACAAAAGGCACTCGACAGTCATTAGTTCAATGGTATAATGGTCCTGACTTTACATAAAAATACAAAGAATATCCCAAACGATAAAGGGTAATGACTTCACATTCCAAAAACAGTTCTTGACATCGCTGGTAAATTTTTGGTATAATTAACAGATTGGAGGTAATAGAAAAATGTCAGCAGGAACATATAATTTTACAATAGAGCAGGGGACAACTTTTAGTCGAGTCTTGACTTTGCAGGAAAACGGCTCAGCAATGAATTTGACTGGGTATTCTGTCGCCTCTCAGATGCGATCGACACACGATTCATCGAGTATTGTCGCTACCTTTTCAGGATCAGTAACTAATGCCAGTTCTGGGCAACTAACTCTTTCATTAACTAATTCTCAGACTTCAGCTATTGATGAAGCAATATATGTATATGATGTGGAGATTACTTCAGGAGCAGGAGCAGTAACTAGAATTCTTGAAGGAAACATAACAGTTACACCTGAAGTAACAAGATAATGGCAATCACAGTAACAGTAACAGAGACTCCAACTTATGTAACAGTAAATGAAACAAATAATACTGTTACTTTAAACCAAAGTGATAATCCAATACAAGTTACAACAAGTACAGATTTAGCATTACCTGTTTCTCAAGCAACATCAGTTAGTTATACTCAGACAGGTTCACTTCCTGGAGGTAACTTACAAGATGCATTAGGCGACTTAGCAGACCAGTTTTTTAGGCAAGCATCCACTCCATCTGGGGATAATTTAGCCGAAGGGGATCTATGGTACAATACGTCATCAGACGAATTATTTGTATATAGACAAGTATCAGGTGGATTTGAATGGCATACAATTGCCTCAGCAGGGGGATCTTCTCCCACGAGCTTTACCTTAGACGGTGGCTCATTCTAGGATAACAACATGGCAGTAAATATAATCAAAATTAAAAGAACTACAGGGGCTACCGCACCAAGTTCTTTAAACGCAGGTGAGTTAGCTTTCTCAGGGGGAACTGGTACACAGAGCAATCTCGGTCAAAGGTTATTCATTGGAGATCCAGCAAATTCAAATGCAGTAACAGTAATAGGCGGTAATTACTTTAGCAACTTAATGGATCATGCTCATGGTACTACTACAGCAAGTTCTGCACTCATTGTAGATGCAAATAAATCTACTTCCGAACTAAGAACAGGAGCATTATACTTAGGTACTTCTGGTTCCGATACTTTAGTTACAGCAACAGCAACAGAAATAAATTCAGCATTAGATGGAATCACATCAACTGCAGCAGAACTCAATCTACTAGATGGTTCGATTGCAAATACAGTTGTAAATGGTAAAGCAGTAATTTATGGTGGGTCAGGGCAAGTAAAAGGTACTCTATCTACAGCCGCACAACCAAATATTACAAGTTTAGGAACTATTGCAGGATTAACAGTAACGGGTGCTATGGACATGAATGTCAGCACTTTTGATATTGATGCAACAGATGATATTGATATTGATACTAGTGATACTACTGGTGGAATTGCTATTGGTACAGCAAACTCTGGTGTTCCAGTATCTATTGGTCACACAACGTCTGAAGTTACAGTAAATGATAATTTAACAGTAACAGGAGACTTAACAGTAAGTGGCACAACTACTACAGTAAATTCAACAGTTGTTTCAATCGCCGATCCAGTAATGGAAATTGGAGAGTCTAGTTCTGATGATAACTTAGATAGAGGTATTAAATTTAAGTGGAGTGATGGCGGTCCAAAAACTGGTTTCTTTGGATTCGATGATAGTACAGGTAAATTTACTTTTATTCCAGACGCTACAGATAATAGTAGCGTATTTAGTGGTACTGCAGGAACAGTCGTTGCAAACTTAGAAGGTACTGCAACCAATGCAACAACAGTAGCAGGAGCAGCACAAAGCAATATTACTTCTATACCAAACTTAGCAACAATCGGAACAATTACAACAGGTGTATGGAATGGCACATCAATAGGAACAGCGCATGGAGGAACAGGACTTAGTTCAGTTGGCTCTTCGGGACAAATTTTAGTATCAAATGGTTCAGCTCTTGCTTATCAAAATATAGACGGTGGAACATATAGCTAATGACTCAACAAATTAAATTAAAAAGAAACATAAATAATACAACAGCACCAACAACTAGTGATATAGATGTTGGAGAACTTGCAATAAGCGCAGTTGACGGAAAGATATATCTTCGCAAAACTGATAACGTAATAGTTGCTCAAGCTGTAGAAGATGATGTTATCGCACTCGCAATAGCACTAGGATAATAATATGGCAAATACATTCAAAAACGCTGCCGCAGCAGCTACAGGTACAACTGAAGTTTCAGTTTATACTGTACCAAGCTCAACAACAACTACTGTAATCGGACTTACTTGTGCAAATGTAACAAGTACTAGCCCTGTAAAAGTGAGTATTCGAGTGCTTGATAGTTCAGCTTCTGCACACTTCTTTGTTGTAAAGAATGCAGAGGTCTTTGAAGGTGGTTCACTCGTAGCAGTAGGTGGAGATCAAAAACTAGTACTAGAAACAGGCGATATTATAAAAGTAGAATCTGACACAGCCAGTTCAATAGATACAATCGTATCAGTCATGGAGCAATCATAATGGCATATATAGGTAAGAGACCCGTAGATACATTTCCAGCAACTAATGCTATAACTTCTACACTTATCTCGGAAAATGCTGTAGGCAGTTCTGAGATAGCAACTAATGCTGTAACAACTTTACAAATTGCAGATAATGCAGTAACAGCAGTAAAAATTGCAGAGAATGTAATATCTAGCAGAGAATTAGCAGCAAACACAGTAGCAACAGGAAACATAGCAGATAACGCCGTAGACGGAACTAAAATAGCGCAGAACTCAATACTTACCCGACATATTGATGATGCACAGGTAACAACAGATCAGCTTGGAGCAGATGCAGTTACAGCTGCTAAACTCGCTGATGATGCTGTCGTTACAGCTAACATAGTAGATGCCAATGTAACAACTGCAAAGATAGCTGACGATGCCGTAACAGCCGCAAAGATTACTGATAACGCAGTTGGAGCAGCTGCTCTAAATATATCTGGCAACGGAACATCAGGTCAAGCATTATTGTCTGA